CATGAGAAACAGAACAGGCAATCCAGGAACGTTTCTTCAAAATATGGCCTGACAAAGGAACAACAAAGAAAAATGCATAAAGAGGCCCACAACATGGGATATGGCCGTTATGAATTGGAAGAATTGGCAGAAAGCATATCCAAGTTTGGGAAGGGTGGAAAACCGTGGAGAAAAAGGAAAAAGAGAAGATAAAGCAGTGGCTTGACAAAGTGATCGGGTTAAATCTGAGCGGAGCGTATCGATGGCAGTACATGCCAGCTTATGTCTTTACAGATGAGAACGGAGCAGAGACAGTCCTGCACGCTTATTCCAGGTGCACAATCAGAAAAGGAAACGATTTGATGCTGGACAGCAGCGACATTTGCAAACCGGCTGAAGGTGTTGAGCATGATCCGGAAGACGACTACGGATTGGGCGATTGTATTTTCGATATGGACTACATCAGCAAGGTTAAGAAGGTTTTGCCCTTGCGAGTCGAGTCCGCAGAAGTCAAGGACGATGGAACAATCAGGATGCGATTGCAGAACGATTTCCACTTCGCGTGTGTCCCATGGCGGGATAATCCGTATGAATGCTGGAGAATATTCGTTCCGGGCGAAGACGACCAAGGCATTGTCTACAATGGTGATGGAACCGTCGACGATTACGCCGATATGGCCGAAACTACCGCAGAACAGAACGACAAACAAACAACCACCGCAGAACAGGAGGGACAGCCTTGAACGATAAAAAAACAACCACCACTACCACAGCAGAATCGGGCGACATTATCGAAACCGTCCAGAAAATTCGTAAAAAACCTGGGCCTGATCCGCTTAAATACGGTGCAGAAAATGCGCTTCCGGGCGATAACGCTCGTTTCCTTCGACTCGCTATGGTATCATGGGACCTGCCACCCATCGATATTTCCGACCCCAAACAGGTCGAACAACGCATCAAGGACTATTTCTATCATTGCGCAGAAAACGACCGTAAACCTAATCTCGTCGGTATGGCTAATTGGCTCGGTATCGATCGAACTACGCTTAATTCCTGGAAAAGAGGGGAGTATAGAAGCGAAACTCACTCCCAAATAATCAAAAAAGCTGTGGAAGTTTTGGAAGAACAATGGGTTGATTACATGCAGAACGGTAAGATCAACCCGGCCACCGGGATCTTCCTTGGAAAGAATTTCTTCCAGTATCGTGACACCCAGGATGTTGTTGTTACACCGAATAATCCATACGAAACACAATCCCCCGAAGAGATCGGAAAGAAGTATCTCCAGGGCATAGTTGATGCGGAGGATCCAGGCACGAACGAATGAACCATAAACGGGGCAGAACGCCCTCAGAACGGTCAGCAGGTCAAAGCTGGCCGTCTTTTTGTTTGTTGTCTGAAAGTGGAAAGATACGGTTTTACGGTCGTCGGAAGAAATAAATCAAAAGCAACGGGCCATGTCGTGGGATAGATACTGATAGATTTATGTACATATTGTACTATTTTATAAAAAATAATATATTTTATCGTGTCAGGTTGCTTTTGTTCTTTTTCACCCCGGTCCCGTACGCGCAGAACGCGGCCAGAACCGTTCAAATTGCTTTTAAGGCTGTTTTTAGGCGATATGAGAGCGTTTTGCACGTTCTACTATGTGCTGATAGGCCAGAACGAAAACGGCTCAGAAGGGCTTTAAAATCAATTTTTAAGAGATTGGCGCAGAACGGCACGAAAAAACCGCCCTGGTTGGGCGGCTGGATAGGGAAGAACGGACCGATCAAGCTATTTTGTTCCCGAACGTGTCGAACAGGTGATGCTTGCAGTCGGCATCCATCGCGATATACTGACCGGATCCGCTGTCCGTGTCCTGGTTGATCGCAAGCTGTGCCATGGTTCGCATGCCGTCGTAGTAACTGAAGGACCGGCCAAACAGGGCATCTTGCCTTGAATGCGAGAACGCCACGTCAAGAAGGGCCAGCATCGCAGAAATGGTTGTGGGCTTCATGTTTCTCATCCTCTCTTAAGGTCGCGCAGAATGGGTCACGCCATGCATTTTCTCGGATCCGTCCAGTAGTCCACCAGGGCTTGCAGTTTGTCATCGTCTACCATGCGCAAGTTGTACAGCTTGCTTCCTTCCGGCGTCATGTAATAGCCTTGACCGTATCGTGGCAGCAGTTCGCATCCGGTCACGCCTAAAATGTTCCGGCTGTCCTGCGCAGAACGGGTCCTCAGGGCCACGCGGCTGTCGAAGTTGACTTTGATCGGCGTCGGGATCACGGCTGCAAGGGGGCATTGCGTCGCGGCGATTACGTGCACTTTTGCGGCCCTTCCGATCTGGCACAAGCGCTGCAGAACGGGCATAATGTTTTTCTTGTCTGTTGTCATCAGGTCGGCCAGTTCGTCAATGATCACATAGAGGTCCGATCCCTGGTACTTGCGTACACGGTCCCGCTGCATGGCCTTGTATCGGCGTTCCGTTTCTTCTATGGCGGCATAGAGCGCAGAGCGCATTGTTTCCGGCTCGCTTGCATAGCGCAGAACGTGCGGAAGATCCCTATACATGGCCAGCTCAACCCGCTTTGGATCGATTAAAATCAGCTGAGCACTTGCGGGGCTGTGCAATGTGAGAATGGTATGTATTATCCCGTTGATTACAACGCTCTTTCCGCTGCCGGTCGCGCCGGCGATTAGTAAATGCGGCTGGCAAGTCATGTCATTGTAAAGCGTGGAATATTCGCCGGTCGGCGTTTTGTATGCGGTCACGCTGCCACGCTTGAAAAATGAAAACATTGTATTTCCTTCTTTCCTGTTTTTTTGGGCTTGCTTGTTTCCCCTGCACTATACAGCCGTTACAAGCTGTACAGTGCAGGAAAAACGGCTTGCGCCGTGTTTCCCGTTGGCCGTCAATGTTTTGCCTTTTCCGCTTTAATTGCCTTGTCACGTTCTTTTGTGCGTTGCGTGGAATGTTCAAGTAGTGCCATGCTTTCCCCGTGTTTTAAAGTATAACAAGCGTGATCACAAGTTGCGCAAGTTACGTTAACCGTCGGATCCGAACAGGGGCAAATATGAGTTACTGTTTTTGCCAATTCTTCTTTCCCAAGTGGAATAAATTCGCTTGTAGGAAAGTCATATTTATTATTCATGGGAAAATATTCGCCGTTGTCGTTTAACCAGTGTGAAAAGATAATGACAAGGTTTTCCGGAATTGCGTCGCTGCCGTATTTGTCTACAAAAGCGTTTACAATGTGATATTTTTTTGTGTATGTCCAAAATTTGACGCCAGGATTTTTTACGGCAGCGATCGCCATAACATGCATAAACTTTTCCCCGGGGATATCGCCACAAGTGAAATAACGGAAAAGGGAAAGCTTTTTTTGTTTGATATAATCCGTTATTGTTTGCGCTATCGTTTCGGCGTCGTTTTGCAAGTAGTAGTTATAATTTTCGGTGTATTGCGCCTGGTTGCTTGCGAATTGATAGCAACCGTGGCAAGCGTAGCAATTGCCTTTTGAATAGCATTCACATTTGTGATTGCAAGTGTATTCAATGGACAAATTGTAATTGCCAGCTTTGCCAGTTTTGCTATTGCCGTCGGTGGCGTGGAAGATCGCCGGCACGCTTTCCTTTTTTACGAACTTCTTCCCGTTTTGGCCTTGTTTCATTTCGTACATTGTATTTATCCCTCCATCCGTTGTTGTGGCTTGTCTCATCAGTGCACAGGTTGCCAGCCTGTACAGACGGTCCTTTTCGGACCGTTTCGACATATCAACCGAAAATATAAATTGCCGTCGTTCGTGCCGTGATCGCGTAAAGCGTGCCGGACTTGTGGCCTTTTAATAACATTCCGTTGCAACCATATACGCCGGATGAATAGCCAACTTGTGTATAGTATTCTTCATTTGTAATTAATTCGCGCCGTGTTTCGTTCGTGCCGTGTGTGATGTCTTTTGCCGTTCCGGTGGATACCATTTTGCGCAATTCTTTTTGAGTGTAACGTTTCATTTTTTATCCCTCCAATTGATTTATTGTAAATACTATAATGTATTTACTGTAATTATTATAATACAATAAAGTATTTATGTCAATACATTTTTGTGTTTTTTCTACTATTTAATAATACTTTTTTGTAGTTTTGTTTTGCTGTAAATAAACTTTTGAGTTTTTAAACACGCCACGCCAGCCACGCCAGCCACGCCAGCCACGCCAGCCACGCCAGCCGGCAGCGATCCGGTCACCGGGGGGGGATATCCGGCCAACCAGGTCCCCCACTATTACCCCTTTCAGCACCGAAAAAACAAAAAAGAACACAAAAAGGTATTGACAACAAAAATGTATTGTGGTATGATTAGGGCGAAAAATAGGAGGTGGTTAAAAATGGATGCGAAGTTGGCTGTTCGAGAGGCGATGAAAGTGTGCGGCTGGAGTCAAGCGAAGTTGGCCGAAGAGTGTGGGATGAAGGCACAGTCGAACGTTACTGGCGTGTTAAATCGCGGCAGTAGCATGCGCGTCGATATTTTTCTTCAAATGGTCAATGCGATGGGTTTTGAACTTGTGTTAAAAGACAAACGCGGGAAGGCAGAGTTTGTGATTGACCAAAGCAAGGGAGAAGGCTAACTGTTGTCAGATGAGGACAAATAGCAAAAGAATGGCGGCGATAGGATGATTTACGGATATGCGCGAGTCAGTACGAAGGGGCAGGATCGGTATGGGAACAGTTTGGACGGTCAGATCGAACAGCTTCGTGCTGCTGGTTGTGAAGAAATTTTTCATGATAGCTATACTGGCACAAAAATGGACCGTCCTCAGTTTTCTGCTCTGAACGCGAAAATGGCGGCTGGGGATCGTTTGGTTGTAACGAAACTTGACAGGTTTGCCAGGACGACTTCTGGTGGCGTTGAAACGATTCGAGACTTGCTTGCGCGTGGTGTTTCCGTGCATATCCTCAATATGGGATTGATCGACAATACTCCGACTGGGAGGCTGATAATTACTGTTCTGCTTGCGTTTGCGGAATTTGAGCGTGACATGATTGTCGAGAGGACGAGTACTGGCAAGGCGATCGCGAAAGCGAATGACCCCGGTTGGCGCGAAGGGCGTAAAACTGTTGTGGTTAACGATGACACCTTCCAAAAATTCCGCGAAAAAAACAAAAAAGGGCAAGCGACGGTAGCGGAGTGTTGCAGAGCGCTTGGCATCAGTCGGGGGACATGGTATAATCGTGTTAGAGAAATGGCATAATTATAAAGGAGGGAAAACAATGAAACGGTGTATTCCTTTGGTTCTTGTTATTCTAGCGATTCTTTCATCGCTTACGGCTGGTGCTGAAAGCGAAAGGTCAAATACTATTTTAATGATTAAGGAAGGGATCGGGAACGCTACTTCTGCGTGGTGCGACTTGTATGATGAAAATAGCGACGTCCTTGATGAGGACTATGCTGAAGTCATGTATTACTACTACAAATTATATTTGGCTGCATCAAATTTGTATTCTAAAGAACTCGAAATGAATGTGAAAGAAACAATGATGACTGTCGGCAGTAATAAAGTGTTTGGCGTGAGTACAGCAGCAAAAGGATGGATAGATGTCGAATCTATCATTGATGCAAAATGGAAGTCGTATGTTAATGGAGAAATTCAACTTGACGAATTTTATCCATGGCTTGTTGGTGTGATTAAAAGCCAGGTTAAGTTTAGCAAGTAATGGGTGCCGCAAGGTTCCTAAATAAAAACAGGAGGACAAATAGCATGAGCAAGGTAACGGAAATTACTGCAAAAGTGAACGAACTGGCTGGAGGAGAGAAGTGCGTAGACGTGTTCGCGTACGCGAAGGACGGTCAATTTGGCGAGATTACCGTTGCGTATGAACTGTGTGGTGCAGACGAACAGATACTGGTGTATGATGGTCGAGTCAACACGAATGATCCTGGAGAAGGACCGTTGGAAGAGTATGGTAGCCGGGAAGAAGCGCTCGGTTCTGAACGCGGTGAATGCTTCAGAGTGGTTTTCGACTTGGCTGATGGGATA